GATGGTCCCGCTCATTCGTAAGCTGCCGAACGGCGAGAAACATCATTTCATATACATACCGTCCCGCATTCAGGACAACCGCATCCTGCTTCAGAACGATCCGACGTATATCAACCGCCTGCATCTGGTTGGCTCTCCGGAACTGGTGCGGGCGTGGCTGGAGGGTGACTGGAACGTCATCGCGGGCGCGTTCTTTCCGGAGTTCAGCGCCGATCGTCACATCATCGCGCCGCGCACGCTGCCCGATCACTGGGCGCGGTTTCGTTCGTTCGACTGGGGCAGCGCGCGGCCGTTCGCGGTGCATTGGTGGGCGGTATCGGATGGCAGCGTGCCCGACATCGCGCGCGGCTGCCTCGTTTGCTATCGCGAGTGGTATGGCATGAAGCCGAACGAGCCGAACGTCGGGCTTCGCATGACCGCCGAACAGGTCGCCGAGGGCATCCGCGACCGCGAGCGTGACGACCCGAAGCCAGCCAGCGGCATGATGGTGGGCGTGGCCGATCCGGCGATCTTCGCCGAGGACGGGGGGCCGAGCATCGCCATGCGCATGACCCAGGCGGCCCGCGTGGTGTTCCGGCCGGCGGACAACAAGCGCGTGCCGCAGAGAGGCGCGATGGGCGGCTGGGATCAGGTCCGGTCTCGGCTGGTCGGCGACGCGGACGGTAAGCCCATGGTCGTGTTCTTCTCAACCGCGACGCACATCATCCGGACGTTGCCGGCGATGCAGCACGACGCGAACCGCGCCGAGGATATCGATACGGATGGGGAAGATCATGCGGCCGACTCCGTTCGTTACGCGCTAATGAGCAGGCCATATATTCGCGACGCCGAGCGGCCCAAGCCGCGCGACAGTTGGGACGCGGCGTTCAACCGCGACGCGGAAGAGCTGCGCGACTGGAGGGTGGCGTGAGCGAGAAGTCGGTGCGTCTCAGGTCCGATAAACAAATCGCGTTGGATTATGCCAGAGCCTATGCCGCTTACGTGGATGCACAGGCACATCTCAGCGAGACAAAAACAGCGTTTGTTGCTCTGTTAGTTGAGCGGCGGTTGCGTGGCGACAGCAATAAAAGTCTCGCCGCCGAGTTCAAGTTGCCCGCGCACCTCATACACCGAAGCGTGATGGGCTCGACGGAATATCAGGCGGCGATGGATGCGAGGCGGCGCGCCGAAGAAGTCGCCGACTGGAGGATGGATGACATGGTGAACGACTTCATTGTCAGGCAGACGGCGGCACACAATGACTGACTATTGCACACTCAGCGGCGCCGAGTTTCAACGCGCGGTCGGGACCGATCCGGACAAGTGGGCCGACGCCGCGATCGAGGACGCGCACCAACGTGGTTTCACCGTCAGGCGCGACTGGCTGCGCGCGGTGCTGGCGGACGCGATGGACGCGGCGGCGTGTCGTGGTTCGATCCGCGAAGTTATCGAGGGGGACAGCGCATGAGCGGATCATTCGGCGCGCAGGTCGTGCTGGACCCAGCCAGCCCGGCGGCGCTGGGCGCGCGTGGCGGCGCCGCCTCAACGATCCATGGGAACACGGTCGCGAGGGATTTGGGCCTCATCTCCAATGGGCTCGATCCGCTGCTTACCGCTGGCCCGCCGAACGTGGTCGTGCCGTTTTCGCTTAACTTCATGCGTCCCGGCTGGCTCGATCCTGGCGTCACGTTCACGCGCGCATCGACCGCGACATACACGGACGCTACCGGAACGATCCAGACGGCGGCGGTCAACGCGCCACGCTGGGATTACGCTGGCGGATCGTTGCGCGGGCTGCTGATCGAGGAGGCGCGCACCAATCTGTTTCTGAACTCGGCGACGCTCGTCACGCAGGGCGTCACGGTCACCGCGACGGCTTACACGCTGTCGTTTTACGGCACGGGGACCATCACCAAGAGCGGAGCCGCGACCGGCGCCCTCGTGGGAACAGGCGCGGGTCAGCGCGTGTCGCAGACGTTCACGCCAACCGCCGGGACGCTGACATGCACGGTGACGGGCTCTGTGACGAACGCGCAGATCGAGGCGGGCGCGTTCGCGACATCGTGGATAAGCTCGGCGGGAGCGTCGGCGACAAGGGCGGTGGATCAGTGCCAGATCACACCGCTTGGCGCGTGGTATAACGCCGCCAGCTATTCGTTGTTCGCAGAGTTCGACACGGCCGCGGCGGCGGGCGTCGTCGCCGGCATCGCCAGTGCGTTCGGCGACGCGTCCTATCTCAGTGCCAGCGGGTGGAATGTCATCGGCGCGTCCGGCACCCCCGTGGGGCCGGCCATCACGCTCGGGTCGGTGAACAAACAATGTGCGTCACTGGCCCCGGCGCGTCTCGCGGTCAGCAACAATGGGAGCGCGGTCGTATCGACGGCGAACGGGGCGGCCGCGCAGACGGCGGCGACGCGACTTTCCATCGGCATGTCCCCCTGGGGAATGGATACGCTGATGAACGGTCACATGCGCCGCATTCAGTATTGGAACCGCACGTTGTCTGATGCCGAGTTGCAGGCGGTGACGACGTGACTGGCTATCCCTGGCATCAGGGCGACGCGCTGTTAGCGGACGACCTGAACGCCGCGATCGGCAACGCGGGAGGCGGTATCATCAACGCTCGTGGACAGGGCGCCGCGGGCGATGGTGTGACGGACGATACGGACGCGCTCAACGCCGCGATGACGGCGGCAGCGAGTGCCGGCAAAGCCTGTTATCTGCCGGGTGGCATCTATCGCACGACCGGGATCGTTTACCCCGCCGGTCTCAAAGACCTGTTCGGCGACGGGCGCGGCGTCACGATCATAAAACGCGTCGATAACGCATCGGCCTTGCAATACCTGCTCACGCTCATCAACATCCAGGGCGCCTCGATCCACGACCTGACGATCGACGGCAACGCCGCCAACAACACGCAGAACAGCGTCGCGCTATACGCCACTGGTTGCTGGCAGTTCCGCTTCGAGAACGCCGCCATCATCAACACGACGGCGACAAGTGGCGTTTACGGTTGGGGTATTTACTTCGCGGACGGTGCCGATGGTGTGCATGGCACCAGTTCGTCAGTCACGCGCTCTGAATTCTCCGCTGTCCAGGGCGAGGGCGTCACGATCAGTGGCACGAGCAAGAACGTCCGCGTCGCGGACAACAAGTTCTGCCAGACGGTCAGAACGGCCATCGTCGTCGGCCACAACGGCCAGAACGCCGGCGATTGCACTGGCTGCGAGGTGTCGAATAACGTCGTGACCGGACCCGGCGGCGGTATCGGCCTCGGATCCATCCGCGCGGGTTTCAACCTCGACAGTTGCCAGTATTGCTCCGTCCTCAACAATACCGTGAGCGAGACTGACGCCTATGGCCTGTCCATTCAGTCGCAGTATTGCAATGCCGTTGGCAACACGGTGTCGCATTGCAGCCTGTTATTCACCGTGGGCGCGGGCATTCTGCTCAATGCTTACCGGTGCGTCTTCACCGGGAACAGCGTGGTGAACTGTCAGGGCGGGATAGACGCGGGAGGCGCGCAGGGGTGCGTGATCTCGGGCAATACCATCGGCGACAGTTGGGGAACGCCTGGGGTTGGTTCCGGTTATGCTCTCAACCTCGGCGCGTCCAACAACAACATCATTTCCGGCAATGTCTTCAACAACAACACCGGCAGACCCGGGAACAATTCCGGTTCCGAGATCGCCATTCACCCGGTCGATGGCGGCGGCACGTATCCGGCTTTTCCGTTCGTCGGCGCGAACCATCAGATCATCGGCAACACGTTCAACATGGGAAGCACGAACGCATACGGCATTTACTGCGGTGACATGCCATCCGGCGCGGTCATCGCCGATAATGTGTTCAATGGTGGAGCTGAGAACTTCCTGCTCTACGGTGTCAGCCAGATCGCCGTGATCAGGCACAACATCTGGACCGGATCGATGCTGGGCGCGACTGTCACCGCCGGTGCCAACACGATATTTCCCGACTACGCCGACGTTGTTCTGCTGACCGGCGCGAGCGCCAACATCGCTCAGATAGTCACGGCATCGCAAAATACCAACTACGGCAAGCTGACCGGCATCGCGATTACCAATGGCGGCAGCTACGCGGTCGCGCCGACATTGACGATCACGGGCGCGGGCGGCAGCGGTGCCGCCGCCACGGCGCTCCTGAACGGCGGCACGGCGGTCGGTGGCGTCCGGATCACCAATGGCGGGACGCCTGTCTATACGTCGGTGACGATCACGCCATCGAGCGGGGCGATGACCGCGACTGGTTTCATTGGCAACGGTCAGGCGACGATCGGGCGCGAGATCACCGTCATCAACAAGTCGGGCAACCCGCAGACATTGCTGCATGGCACGAGACTGCGGATGCCGGGAGCGGTGAACCTCGTCCTGGCGAACGAGCAATTCGTGAGGCTGCGCGGCACCGGCAGCGATGTCAGCGGGATGCCGTTCTATACCGCGATGGGAGTGGGTGCGTGATGTGTTTCTCCGCCGCCTGGTTCGTCAGCCTCCTCATTTGGCTCATCGTGATTGCTGCCCTGGTGGCGATTGTTCGGCTCATATTGCCCACGGTGCTGGGTTGGCTCGGTGTCGCTGGCACGCTCGTGATGCAGGTGTTGAATATCCTCATGATAGCGTTCGCGCTGATCGTTTTGGTTTGGTTTGTCTATGATCTTCTGACATGCGCGGGCGGCGTTGGGATGCGCGTCCGATGAGCATGTCCCTCTATCCCGATCCGCCGATGGCCCCGGAAGCCGCCGAGGCATCCCGGCCAAAAGGCGGTCCCACCACCACCATAGATGTCTACCCGCGCGACCTGGACGATCTGCATACGCGCATCGTGCGGTGGTTCGAGGACGCCGAGACGGCGACCAACGATGGCCGCAAGCGGTCGCAGCGTGATCGTGATTACGTCTGCGGCTTCCAGTGGAGCGAGGCCGAGCAAGCGGCGCTGAAGGCGCGCGGG